ACAGGTCATGCTAAAGAAGATGAAAGTAAAGGACAAGTAAATGGTACAAGTGCATTAGAGAACTGTGAAACAAGTGCTATCGGTAGAGCGTTAGGTAACGCTGGATATGGTAGTGCAGAAAGCATTGCAAGTGCTAATGAGGTAATGAACGCAATACATCAACAAAATAATAAGAAAGGGACTTAAAATGCCACATAGACCAATAAAAGAAAAAAGTAATTCAAAAGATGGTCCAGCACCTTGGTTAGGTTATCAAGATGCTAAAATTCTTAACTTTGAAAGTAAACCAGACGCATATGATTGGGCTGATGTTTATCTTGAAGTAGAAATAAAAACAAGAAATAGTGAGTATTCAAACAAATTAATTATATCAGGTTCTTTTGATAAAGAAGATGGTTCTATTGTAGAAAATTCTTTGTTAAGAAAAATGTATAGTTTGTTTGACGCTCTTGGATTTGGTGGAGGTATAGACAAAGAAGGTAAATGGGTTAATAAAATAGATGAACCTATTGAAGATATAGCAACTTTCTTAAATAATAACTATACTGACAATACAGATACAGACATATATCCTTTTTGTGTGTATGTATATAAACATAAAGTAACTAATAAAAATACAGCTGAAGAAAATGTTTATACACGTATTGTACCTAGAATAGCTAGGGCTGACAATCCAAAAGCAGTAGCTGATTTTAAATCATATATAGATTGGGCAAAGAAAAACGAAGTTATTGTAGAACATACTGAAGATGATTTAGATTTTCTTAAGAGTGCATTACCAAATGGCACAACAACTCAATCACCCTCTATAAATAATATAGGTTAGGTTGTGCAAGGCTATGTTGAGATAGCCTTGCGTAATCCAATGTCAAGAGGACAATTAACAACTCTTGACAAACTTGAAGAAGCAGTAACGGTATACGGGAAAAAGTTTCCTGTATATCGTTCTGTTTATTTATATGATGACGAAGGTTACGATTTCATTAAGAAAACTAAAAGTGTAAAAGGATATAACGGTTATAGGAGTATAGACTATGTACCTATAGACATAGATATGGTTGAAAACTCAGGTGATAAAACACTTGACAAAGCACATGATGTATATGATTTATTAAAAGAACATTTAGATGCTGAAAGTATCTGTGTATTTTTTAGTGGTACAGGTTTTCACTTTGATGTATCAGCAAATGTATTTGGCTTTGAAAATCACGCAGGTAAAAATTTACCTTATATAGTAAAAAATACTATGATGAAACTTATACCAGATGCAGATATGTCTGTATATTCAAGGTCTGCATTGTATAGATGTGCAGGTAGTAAAAATCTAAAATCAGGTTTATACAAAACATATATTAGTGAAGAACAATTTTTTGGTATGTCTTATAAGGCTATCTCTAATCTTGGTAAGAAATGGGATAGAAACGATGTTTATACATATCCATCAGATGAACAACAAGGTAAACTAGAAAGTTTAGTTCGTTTTGATTCACCTAATGTAAAAGCATTTAACAATGTTACTGTATCTAGTAATGTTGTTCCTTGTGTACAAGATATGTACAATAATAAACCTCAAGAAGGACAAAGACATATTACTTCTATGCGTATTATATCACACTTTAAAAGAAATGGCATTCCATTAAACGCTACGAAAGCAGCAATGTTCCATTGGAACAAAGAAAATGGTTTGTCTAAAACTCAATTGTTACAAAACATAAATGATGTTTACACAAAAGGGTATCAATACGGTTGTATGGATAACATAATGATGCAGTATTGTCAACCTAATTGTATACATTTTAAAAGAAAGGATTACCTTATGGACGTATTTAACGTTGACGATTTACAAGCGTTATTAAATAATCGTATGGAAAAAGACTTTTCAGGTGTAAGCATTAATCTATCTAAACTATATGGTTTAGTTGGAACTGAATCTATTGTATATCCAGGTGAGTTAGTTACTATTGTTGGACCAACAGGTACAAATAAAACTACACTTGCACAGAATATTGCATTGTCTTATAATGCATCAGAAGATACAATAGAAAAGGAATTGCAAATCCCTACGTTATATCTATCTTTAGAACTTGCACCTTGGCTAATGCACAGAAGAAATATCCAAATTGTATCTAATACAACAAGTGATAATATGAAAAGAGATAGTGCAAGAACATTGTATGATATACACAGAGATAAACTAGACCATCTTATGTTACAAACTATTAGTCCAACTGTAGAAGACATAAGAAAGAAAATAAGAGAGGTATCCCCTGCGTGCATTGTGATAGATTATATTGATTTAGTAGAACCACCTAAACATACAAGAGGTGAATACGAATCATTACGTCATATATCACACGCATTAAGTAATCTTGCAGTTAATTATGATTTAATTATAATACAATTATCTCAGACATCAAGAGAATATGCAAGAAGTGGAGTATTAGATATTTACTCAGGTAAAGGTAGTGGTGCAATAGAGAATGCATCACGTAAATTATTAGTGCTAGAAGGTGAATCTAAAAATCGGAAACGGAGGTTAAAAATGGTAAAAAGCACTGACGGTGAACTCTGGGAAGTAGACTTAGAGTTTCAAGATTCATTTCGTTTAAAACGAATATGAATACATTAGTAAGTATAGTGAGTCGTATTGCATGGTTAGATTGGGTTTTTCAAAATACTAAAACAATAACAAGACAACATTACAGAATTATATTGTTGTCTGTTATTGCTATTGGTATAGATTTAAAACTTGATGAACAAAACAAAACTAACACTATATCTTTTTCGTTTAACATATGGAAATTAATTAGTATATTTTCCATACAATTCAACTGGAGGTAATATGCCTAGACGCAGAAAAAATCAAAGAGAAAAAATACAATCATTCTTAGAAAGAGGAGGTAAATTAACTAGCATGCAAGCATTTAAGAAATTTAATGCTACTAGATTAAGCGGTGTTATATTTGAACTCAAGAAGAGATATAAAATGGATATCAAAACTAATATGGTTGTTAATAAAAATACGGGAAAAATGTACGCTCAGTATTATCTAGCATAAGATAGACAATACGCTTTTAGCAAAGTAGTGTACTAAATAGGGGTAGGTTGTTTCCAAAAATAGTAATAGCATCCTACCCTTATTATATTATGGAATATAAAAAAAATAAATTTAGAGAAAAGTTAGTTGAGGTACACGGTCGTCAATGGAACCGTGCCTGGAAAAGACTATCACGTAAAGCAAGTGCTTTAAAACAATCACTTAAAAAACGTTCAGAAGAATACGATGTATTATTTGATGTTAGCCTAAATGATATAAAAAAATTATTTTATTTAGCCTATAACAAAAAATGTAAGTATTGTGATAAAACTCTAAATGTTAGAAATATGGTATGTGACCATATAATACCATTATCTAAACAAGGTAAATCAATACCAAAAAACTTACAAATGATATGTAAAACCTGTAACACAAGAAAAGGTGCATTAAAAGAAAAAGATTTTAAATATATCTTATCTTGGTTGTCAGAACAAACAGAAGAAATAAGTAAGTATGTATTAAGCAAATTGTCAAAAGGAGGTAAATACTAATGGCAGTAGCAAAACGTATAGCAAGCGTAGAAAAAGAAGAACATGACCTTATGTTAGAATTAACACAAGATTATCTAGAGGATATGAAAGAAATTAGGTCAAGATTACGTAAAGAAAATGATAGCGTAACCAAAGAAATATTATTAGCAGAAAGATTATTATCTAAAATGACAGTGCAAATGGATAGTGATTACGAATATCCTAGAGCAAGAAGCGGTCATATTAAGTGTGTAGAATGCGAAGATTAGATATAGCAAAGAAACATTGTTCTAACTGGAATTTAGGCAACTGTGCTGGTTGGATGATGAAAAGTGAGAACAATAAATTAATCCAATGGATAGATAAAAAGTATGCTAATAAACCCTGCGTAGTAGAAGAAAAGAAATGTGATTTCTTTGAAAACGTAGTTAAGAAAGGAGTGGGGTAACACCTACTCTTTTTTTTTGTATGCACGAATAGGACTCAGCCTAAAAAAAATTTAACAATCCTTTGGGTGCTAGTTTATCATCTTCCTGTTCTTTTTTAATTCTAGCTGTTCCAGCCAAATAAGGTAATCCTGTTAATTTTTCTATTGTTCTAGCGGGATTCTCTAATATACTTCCAGGTCCAACTGTATCTCTAGCAATTCTACCAAATGGAAACATCGTCCACATATAATACTCAGATAATCTTGTGTAGTCATCTGTTACCATAGCTTTAAATGTAGCAGGTAATAATCTTAATGCAGGTGGTGTAACTAATTGCAAAGGTTGAAAAGGTGCAGGATATGCTCCAAAAAACGCTCTTTCTCTTTCTCTGTCATCACCAAACATAGCTGCAGCTGTATCTTCAAAATAGTTTAATGGTGCTGGCAATGTAGCTTCAAATATAGAATAAGGAAACATATTGGCTAACCCAAGCATAAACATGTCAGCTATTGCCAAACGTTTAAATGTGTCATACTCTTGTGTACCTTGTTTAAAACCTCTAATGTTTGCTTCTCTAAGTACTTGATTTCTAAATCTAACTGAATTCCAAGCCCATATTTGAAAACGTGTAAATATTTTACCTGCGGTACTTCTAGAAAAACCAGGTCTAAATGGTGCACTATACAAGAACTGTGTTCCCTTTACACCTTTCTTTGCCATTTCTATTAAGAAAGGATTGTTATAATCACCTATCATGTTACCAAATTTTTCATGTGCTTTTAAATAGTGAGCAACAAAAGCGTCTCTTCTTAACTTTCTTTCTGGTGCCCTCATAAACCAAGCAGCATTATTAAATGTTTTTTCTCCAATACCATTTTTAGATGCTATCTCATATAGACTTCTATCAGCCATATCAGGGTCTTTTTCTAATTTCTTTACAATATCTTTAATTGTTTTTTGAAATGCTGAGCTTTGTACTTTAGGATTTATGTTAGCTTCGTATAATAAAAATTCTTCTATAACACCATGGCTCTTTACCCAATCATACACCTCTTCTTTGTTTTGCCATTTAGGATTTATATTTTGTTTTAAGTAACTAAATTTTTGTGCGTTAGAAAAATGTTCCCAACCTGTGCTAATATAAGTATGAACAGTACCACCATATAAATTACCTATTGCACTTTTTGGATGAGCTAACAAGGTAGCTAACTGATACTTTGCTTCCATTTGACCTAATGTTTTTAATTGATTAAAATCTAATTGTCTTAATTCAATAGGAAGATTTTTATCAGCAGTAACTTTTGTAGTTTTTTGTTTAATTCCAGTAAAAACATTTCTTAATATATTTTGTACTATATCTTTATTTGCACCAACTTCTTGATGACCAGCAACATTTAATGTTTTTATGTTATTTCTTGTAATAAAATCTTTTATGCTTTGCATTACTTGTGTAACATTGTTCATGTTTTTAATAACTAACACAGGTTTGTGAGCACCTTTTCCTTCTTTACTACCATAACCTAATTTCCATTTTCCAGTCCTAGCATAACCAACAGTTCTATCTGTTCCTTTACTAACTCTAAATCTAAATACTAATGTACCATCAGAATCATCTACATTTTTCATAGTTCTTTTAGGAAAAAAATAAGGGTCTGGTTCACCTTCTACTAAACCAAATTCTTGTGCAAACTTTTTGTTTTCTTCAGGAGTGTATTTTCCTTTTGGTCCTCTAATCAAATCTGGTGGAGCTGTACCACCAGTTGTAATATTTTTTTCTTTAGCTATTTGTAAACCTATTGTATCAATGCCTTCTTGACCACCAGATATAACTTTAGTTGGAGGTTTATAACCAGCCCTTGTTATTACATTCTCAGTTATTAAATCTTCTGTAACTTTTTTATCCATGCCTAATTTTTTACGCATTTTATTTAATCTTTTTACCCATAAATTATCTGCAAACCATGCATAAGGAGTGCCTTTTATTTTATAATTAGGGTCATTTAACATCCAGTTAGGTATATTTACTGGTGCACCAGCAGCTTCTCTTGCATACATATCAAAAAATTGTGCCCATCTTTCTGTTAATGCTTTATCACCAGTTTTATTAGCTATTCTAAAATCATAAGTTTTTTGTCTTGCACTTATTTCTGCAACATTATTATAAAAAGAAGAATATATATTTTTAATATAAGAATGGTATGCATTAGGCTGGTCACTAAAACCTTCTATATGTGTAGTTCTTTTAAAAGCATTACCTGTTCTTTGGTTTCTAAAAAAATCTTTAAAACCTTCATCTAAAACTGTTTTTTTATTGTCTGCAATACCCCTAAATACTTCACTTACTTTTGTCCAACCTTCAGATATTTGATTACTAGTTACATAATCACCTGTTAGTTGTTTAAATCTTATAATAGCTTTTTTTAAATCTGCTTCTTTACTTGTTATATCTTTTCCATCTACAGATTCTTTAGATACTGCTTTAATATATGCTAACATACTTCTTGCAGCAGCAGCTCTATTATACATAGTATGAGGCACATATTCATTAGCGTTAATACGACCTGTCATTTCAACGCCATTTCTTATTTCTTTCATTATATGACCTAAATACATTTTCCTATCATCATGACCTCTTTTTTTAATATTCATATGATTATGTATTTGATAAATTTGTACGTACTTATTAATTTTATTTATACCATCCATACCTATATCTTCAATATTAAATTTATTACCTGAATATTTAGTTGAATTAATATCATTAACAACTTTTTTTACTAATTTTTCTACGCCATTAATTAAACTATCTTCTTGTTTTTTTGTTAAGTTTCCAACTCTATCAGGTAAATTTGGTATCTCAACTAAACTTAAATATTTTTTATCTGCTATATACAAACCATCTTCGTCTTGTTTACCTCTAAGGTTTTTAAACATTTCAACATTAAATTTTGCACGCAAGTTTATTATTTCTTTTACTATTTCATAACCTTTTAATGTCCTAGCACCATCTTTAGTTCTTATAACAAAAGATTGATTTTTTATTTTATGCCAATTAGTATCTTTAATAATTTGTTTTAATTTGTTTTTATACACATTACGTATATAATTTATTCTTTCTGGGCTTAAACTAGTATTTTTTAAGTATTGTCCTACAACACCTTCTGGAGCTAAATCAAACAAATTACGTTCTAATCTAACTTTGCCACCAAAATGTTCCATCATTCTACCAGCAACTCTATAAAAATCATTACCTTCTTTTATTCCATATAAATAAGGAGCTAATGAATCATCAAATTGTTTTACTTTTTCTTCACTATCTCTTATACTTCTTTCTTGTGCAAAGTGATAATCATCTCTAATTTGATTAATAATTTGAGTAGGCTTTGTAACTGTGCCTGTTATTACATTACCAGCTTTATCTGTCCATACTCCAAGAGCTTTTACCCTTTGTATTTCATGACGCATTAATTGTTTATTTATAGATTCAGGAAATAACATATTGTCTAACCAACTTCTTTCAGGGTATTGATTAGGGTCTTTTGATTTAGAAAACCAATTTTGTATATAAGAACCTGTTCTAATGTCTGTTAAGAATGCATCAAATGCAGCCCAATCATTATTTGTCATAGTATTTATATCTTTATTCATAGTGCCACGAACAAAAGCATTAAACTCAGAACCAACAAGTGGTTGTTCACCAAAGTAATTTCTTACATTATGCACTATATTTTCATATACCTTTCTTTGCTCTGGTGTCATTTGTGCAGCTTTTTTGCTTGTTAATCCTTCAAATGGTGCTATCTCATCAATATATTTTTGTGATTTTCTATCTAAATCATTAACATTAATAGGAGTGCCTTTAATTTTTTCACCATTAGAATCTAACATATTAGTTATTTTTGTAGCGTTTATAGCTTCATCTTGAATTTTTTTGACTTCTAAATCAGGTATTATTTTAGTTTTTTGAAACATTGTGTCGTATTCTTTTAAATAGCCTTTTATTGCACTATCAGATATTTCACTAGAACCAAAACCTGTTCTTGCTAATCTTGTAGATAACCCATCTTTCTTTAAACTTTCTACTCTTTCTATTAATATTTTTTTAACATTATCATCTTTTTCTTTTTTTATAGCATCTTCAATTCTTTTTATTTGTTTAGGCTCACCTAATCTCCAAGTTCCTAACATTAATTCGTCATATAATTGTTTTTCTTCTTTACTTAAAAGTTCTTTATCTCTCTTTATTCTTCTATTTATAATTGTTTGATTAGTAACTGTTACTCCAGTTTTATCTTGACGTACTGTTTCATTTTCTATTTCATATAATTTTTTTAAACTTTCTTGACTTATACCTTTATGTTTAGGAAGCTTAGCAAATTCTTCAAAAGGTATAAAATTAAACTTTGAACCATGAAATAATTTGTCATTAAGTATTTTAACTCTGCCAACTTTTTGTGCTATATCTACAAGACTATCTTTATCTATATTATACTTATCTATTACTTTCATAATTCTTTTTAACGATACCATATCAGACATATCATTAATTATAAAATCTTCACCTGCTTTTAAATATTGTAAAAGATAACTACGTCTTTTTGAAATATTTTCTTTTCCAAAATTATAATCTGTTCTTTCAGATATAGGAACATACTTGTCCATTAAATTTTTATCCCAATTATTTGGGTCTAATTGTTTATTAAATCCTTCTTCTGTATATAATTTTTTACTTAAAATATTTCTTATAACTGGACCCATTCCTACGCTTACACTTCTTCTATCCATGTCTTTTTTAAATAACTCAAACTCAGGTTTATTAATACTTTGTTCAAAAAAAGTATATAAATCTACTAATTTAGTTTCATCTATTTTTCTAAATATAGAGTCTTCAAATGAGCCTATTTTTTTTACATTGTCTGATAAGTAATGATAAAAACTATTTCTACTTTTTTCACCAAACCCAGGTCTATGTAAAAATCTAGTTAAACCATCAGACTCTTTTCTTACTTGATTACCTTCATCATGTATTCTATCTACTCTCTGTAATATTTCTTGAGAATAATACCTTCTGCCTTCTTTAAAATTATACCCATATAAAGCAGAATTTACACTTAGAAAAGGTTGAATAGGAGCTTTTTGCACATCTAAATCTAATTTTAAAGCTACTCTTTTACCTTGCTCATCTTTCATTGTTTTTACTTCTCTATACAACTTACCTTTATTACTTACAAAATTTTCATTATATACCTTATAATCAAATAAAGGCTCTAACATAAGCTGTGTAAATTCTTTAGTAGTTTTTAATCCTGCTTCATCCATAGGGTCAGCAGCTAAGTTAATTGCAGTCCTTGACCTTCTTTTAAATAAATCCAAAGCAGCTTTGCTTGTGTTAGCTTTTGCTATAACGTAAACAATGTTTCCATCTACAATGTCTTGATATAAATATTCACCTTTTTTTAAAGCAATTTGCACAGGTTGTTTATTTTTATTTTGAACTGTTTCTGTTCTTGCAGGTAAATCTGCAATAGTAGAATGTGCCGCAGCAATAGCAGCTTTATTAGTAACAGCTATTCCTAACATACCTCTACCTTGTGCAGCTCCTTCTGATGCTAACATTCTTCTCATTGGAGAAAATGCTAAATCTGGAGAATCCATTAACTCTAAATCAAGCTGTGCACCTCTAATAAAAACATCTTTTTCTGATTTAGCATCTAAAGACAAATCATTTTTAATTTTATACTCATCTTTGTTAGCAGAAAACATTTTTTTCCATTGCTTATGAAACCCACTTACTTCATCACCAAAATAAACATTAGCTTTATCACCATCTAAATCTGCACCACCTAATGCTTTCATAGTTTTTGGATGTAACAAAACACCATAACCAGATGCTCCTGTAAACCCTGAAAATTTTAATACCTGTGCACCAGATACACTATCCATAGGCACTCTAACTACTAATGCATTTAAAACTTCTTCTGCTTTTTCTCTAACTTCAGGAGAAAACCCTCCTTTTTTATCTCTAACTAATTTAAATAACTGTTCTAATGTATAAGTTTGACCTTCAAATATAATTTTTTTTGCTCTATATCCTTCATCTAAAAAAAATATATTTTCATCAGTATTTAACTGTTTAGTTGGACCATCTTTATGTCTTCTTACTTGCATCTCTTTATCATAAGGACGCATTCTAGCACTTAAACTATTACCTATAACAGGTTTAGTTAATTCATTTATAATATAATTTCTTAAACTACCACCTTTAATTGGTGAATTAAATTTATGTAAATAAACAGATATATGGTCTGGTAATAAGTTTACTAATCGTTCGCTTATACTTTGAAAATCATTTATCTCATTTATTCTAGCTGTAATTTCATGTTCAGTAGCACCATCTTCTTCTAATTTTTCTGCTTCTAAACGTCTGTTAAATCTTAATAACTTGTCATACATTCTTGATGCAAACAAATGACCATTCTCTGTATTGTTATTCATTCCTTTTATTAATTGCACAATACCTATTTGTTCAACATTATTTATTAAATCATTAAGAACACCTTCATTTTTAGAACCTGATGATAAATAATTTTCAAGTTTTGCATTCATTTCAGGGTTACCTATAAATCTTGCATTACTAGTATGTTCATACATATCTCTTATAGATTCAGCAGTAATACCTTTATTACCTCTTATTACTAAATTTGTAAACAATGGTTTTGGAATTCTTATATCTTTATTAAGAGTTCCTGATAATTCAGAGTTAGCATATTCACTATATACACTTTTAATACTAGTAATAGGAATAACTTCATAAGGTTTATCAAGCATAGGTAACTCACCTATTTTCCTATCAGGAAATATTAATTTACCTTTTTCAAAATCATATTTAACTGGCTTACGAGAACCAGTAGCTTTTGCACTAAGAGTATTTACTATAACATGTAAACCTTCTTTTTCCATAGCTTTGTCTAACTTAGGAGATGCAACATGCATACCATGTTTGCTTATTAAAGCTCCGTAAACGGGGTCAGAATGCACGATAAAGTTTTTAACGAATCCACCATCGGTTGGCAGTCCTGCTTCAGCTAATAAGGCTTCTGCAAGGTCTCTTCTAACTATAACAGCTCCATCTTCATGTTCTTCTAATTGGTTAGCTTTTACCTTACCTTTTTTTAATGTAGCTTCATCTGGATTTTTTACAGATTCTGCAAGTAACATTCTAATTCCATCACCACCTTTTATAGGAGCAGCGGTGTAAACTTGAGCTAAATCTTTTATTTTTGTTTGTATATATCTTGGACTAACAGTTATACCTGCAGTAAACCATACTTGTTGACGTTTATTAAAATCTTTTGCATTTTTATAAACTTTATTATCCTTGCCATAAAAAACATTTTTTAAATCTTTTATTGTTGGTTTAAGTGAACCCTTACCAAACATAGCATGTGCATAATAAATATTAGACAATGTAGCTTTATCATAATAAACACGAGCCTCTTCTTTACTTAGCCCTTTATTTTTTGTTCCAGTAGGTCCCATATTACCATATTTATCTATAAATTGTTCTCTGTCAATTTCATATAATTTTCTTTTACTTTTTGTAAATATCTTATTTAATTCTTCTTTTAATTGTTTAGGACTATATTCTCTTATATGAGGGTTTACCTTGACAAAATAACTACGATAAGCATCACCACGTCCTCCATAGAAGTACATCCCATCCTTTCTATCAACTTGTTTAAATAATTGTGAATTAAATTCTTGCTTTTCTTTTGTAAATTTTTCTCTGCTTTCAACAGAATCTTTACCATATTCATCAACTCTATCCCTTTCCCATTGTCCAAAGTCTTTAGTAAAATATATTTCTTTACCTTTTTTATCTTTAGTTTTAAATGTAATAGAATCCAAAATTTTAAAAGGTCTAGGAGATGTTGGATTTTGGTCTAAACTTAATAATATTTCATTGTATTTTAATTCTAATAATTTAGGTTCTTCTTTTAGAATTTTTATTTCACCTGATTTTTGTTGTCCAAGAATTGCATCTTCTATAATCCAATTATTTTTACCTTCTCCTTGATAAGCAGTAAGTTGCAATACATCACGTTCAGCTAATCTTCTATTACCTTCTTGTCTCCAAAAATTAATATGTTCTGCATCACTTAAATCTACCTTATATTTTTTGCTAAAACTATCAACTATATTTTCAGCAGGATTTAATTTTATATATTCTCTTTCATTAGTTTCGATATTTAATCTTTCTCTTTCTAAAATTGTTTGACCTGTAAGAGTATTTCCTCTTCCTACTGAGGTCTGCTCGTCTCTTTTCTCTATAGCTTTTTTTATTAACCTATCCCATTGTGTTTGTACTTCTTCATATAGTTTTAATCTTGTTTGCCTGTTTTCAAATACATCTCCACCTTCTTTATCCCATACTTTTTTTAAACCACCTTTATCTCTATCTACATAACCTTTTACTCTACCTGTAGTTATTATTGTAGATACTTGATAGTCATCTTTTAATACTGGGTCACCTTCTGTAGTTCTTAAGTTTATATCTTCACTTAAACGTTCTGCTGAAGTTTTTTCATAAAACTCTTCTTTACTTACAGGTTTATCTAATTGTGCTTCACGTACTGCATCTTTAAATTGTTTACTTTCAGGGTCTATAGGTCTACCTTCCTCATCTCTAAACTTTAACAACTCACGTAATGCTGCAGCAATATTCTCACCAGGAGGTATAACAGGATAATCTCTTTCTAAAAATTCTTGTGTTTTCTTTTCTAATCTATCAAAACCTTCTATCTCATCAATTCTTTTACCTTCGTTTTTATCTTTTTTAGATTGTAAAAACTTTAGACCTTGTCTTCTATGAAAAGGTAATTCATTAAATCCAAAGTATGCACCCATAAGGTACTCATATATTTGTTCTTCTGTTGTCATCCCAGCTTGTGTTGCTGGTAATCCTTGCATAACAGATGATGCTAATGCTCTTAATGCTTTATCTCCTTGAGGACCAAAACCTTGTATAGAGTTACCTATAGCTCTAAATGCACCACCTGTAACAGCACCGCCTATAAATCCTTCCATTATCTGGTCAACGCCACCCCAAACAGAACTTACACCACTAGCTACACCTAAGTTAAAAGAACCTTCTGCTAAATCTTTAACAATCCCTTTTTGTAAAAAAGATGTTGATGCTTCTCTAGCACCAGCTCTAGTACCTTGTGCTGTATTAATTATTTTCTTTACTCTTTTACTTGCTGATTCAGTAGCTTTTTTACCAACATATAAAGGAAACGAGTTACCACGTAGTCCTCTAGCAGCATTAGCTAATCTATTTAAATTTAATAATTTTAATGGTGTTGCAGGTACATAACCTATAAAACCTGCTAAATGACCTAAATTTTTTGCTATAGCATCTATACTATTTGTAGGTTTATCTTTACCAGAAACAGGTAATGTTGTAAAACCTTCTATAAATCCTTGACCTACATTTTTTATAACACTACCAATAGTAGCTTTATTATCTTCTTCATTATAAGAAAAAGGTAATTTATAATATGCGGCATGTTTATCTAAAAGATTTAACATCTCAGGCTGAAATTGCCTAGGATTATCTTGATATGCTTTTATATACTCTTCGGTTTGAGGTTTATCTATAGTAGGTTTAAATGATGGAAAAGTACTAGGAGGTCGGTAAACTTGTTGTTGTCTTTGTTCTTCTTCTTCAGCTTGACTTCTAAATGGTTGTAGAGGATTTTGTGAATAAGACATACATTAATCAGAAAAAACTTCAGAGAGTTCAGCAATTTTAGGAATTAATTTTACAATATCATGAACTGTCCATGCAAGTCCTGCTAAACCAACAGCAGTACCAATACCTGTACCAGACAATACACCTGATATACCACCTTTTGCTACTATTTTAGCAAATTGTGTTGGAGCTTTTTTAGCAAGTATGCCCATAACTTTTTTCATAACCTCTGGTTGCATTAGCTTATTCATATAATATGCTCCACTTGCACTACCTGCAAGGTCACCAACTGCTGCTCCTGTCTCACCACCAATTACGTCACCTGCAGCTTTACCTGCTAAACCACCAAGAACACTTCCTGCTCCTAATTTTAATGCTGTTTTACCTGCAGAGGTAGTAACAAAATCTTTATAAATTGGTAATCCTTTCATATTAGAAATTGTTTTTTTAGTTTCTTTACTTCCCTCAAGAATCTTCTTTGGTAAATCTTTTATACCAGGAATATTACTTGGTCTATATTTAAAACCACCTTTAGTATTTTTATCAATAGCAGCATTTAATTGTTTTATTTTGTTACCTTTCTTTAATCCATCTATAACTTTTTGACCTTCATCTAAACTACCACCACCTAAAAGTTTTTTTTGTGAATCAGTAATTAGACTTTTCCAATTTGTTTTTAAATTACCTTTTTTATTTACAAGCCCTTCTTTTAAATCTTTTTTAAACTGAGGTATATTTTGTCTTGCTCTAAAATCTGAGTATGCACCAGCACCTTCTAATCCACCTGCAACTACTCCTGCACCTATTCCTAAAGGAACAGCAACATCTACAGCCTTACCAATACCTACACCTAAGCCACCTTCTCCTGCTCTATAAGTACTTCTTTTAGGACCTATACCAGGAAATTTTTCTAATGTTGTTTCATATCCTGATACATAACCAGTAGAAGAATTAAATGCATTTTTAACTTCATCTGGCACAAATTGTAAATAATAATCTACTGCATTCGTACCTGCAAAAGTATTACGTTTTCCTCTAAGAAGTTGATTAAATTTTTTTGGAGATAAATTATTATTTTGAGCTACACTAATTAATTCATTTAATTTTTTTTCTGCTTCTCTGCTAGTCATGTTTTGAAACATTAATTCAGCTCTTTGTACATTAGGTGTTAAACCTTGTGATTGCATTTGTTGAATATAATTATCTATAAATTGTTGTTTTTTACCACTTAATGCACCATAATCTGTACTTATAAATTTATTAACATCAAATTGTGGGTCATTAAATTTATCAAAAGATATTGAATTTTTACTAACCATAGCCCCAGTAGTAGGGTCTATTTCACTGTCTAAACCTCTTATTAAATTTAATTCAAATGTATTATGAAAGTTATCTGATTTTTTTATTTTTTGTGATTGGTTAAAATCAGTTTGTGCTATTTGAAAATTAAGCTTAGATGCCTCTAATTGTTGGTCTTGTATTTCTTCAAGTTTTTTTTGTCTTCTTCTATTTTCTAAATTATCAATTGTTTGTCTAGCAGTATCAACTACACTACCTGTTCTTACTGGGGTAATTGTAAAACCAAAATTAGTTGCCATTATGTAAATATCCCTACTGCTTGGTCAAGCAAACTGCCACCTATTTTTCCAACATTTCTTAAAGTTTGAAAATTATCTGCAGGGTTCAATAACATACCGCCTGCTGTACTTAATAAATCTCTTCTTATACCAGCACGGTCTGCTAAATTTGCTTGTATTAAATTTTGCCTACCTACATTTACACCTTGTCTTTGGCTTAACAAATCTGCCATTCCTTTTAAACCTTGTTGCTGTAAATTATATCCTTGGTTCATAAATTGAGGAATCATATTAGCCATTTGATTAGTTGCATTGTTTCTTGCTTGGTTTTGCAAAATAGCTTGCATCATACCACCTTGTCCAGAACTAGGGTCTGCACCCATTGCCATCATATTTCTTGTTCCTAACATAGCTTGTTCTGCAGCTGAATCTTGACCTGTACTATATAATTGTTGTCTAACAGCTTGAGGTATATTACCTTCGCTTAACTCTTGTCCTTGTTGGTACAAATTTTGAAACAACCCTTGTTGTCTTTCCATTTCATCACCAACTCCACCTCTGTAAAAATCTCTTTCAAATTGATTCCCAGAGTAAACTGGTCCTTGCATAAATTTTGCTATAGCATTAAACATAATAATCCTGGGTATATGGTTGTGTGTGTAATTTAGTTATAAAATTTGTTATCGTCAAGTTTTTAATTTTTCTATCTCCTCTTTTAATTCTTGTATAGCTTTTATTATAGGTGATATAAACTCTGAATATCTTAATGCTAATGGTCCTTCATCTTCATTTACACTTGGGTCTATATACCCTGCAAAATTATTTGTATTAATATTTAAAGAATCTAATACACTTTTTACTTCTTGTGCTATTAAACCATAATGTGTCCTTGATTTGTTATTTAGTTTATAAGATACAGGTCTTAAGCTATTTATAAAATTTAATCCTAATGTTGAATCTGCAATATTATTTTTTAAAGAACTATCTGAAGAAGTAGTTACTCCTCCTGTAGCATAAACATCATCCCAATAACCACTAGAACTTCTTCCTAAATCATGACTATCATTTACTGCAGGATAAAATGCACTACCACTAGATAATGAAACTTTAATTCTACCTGAATCTCTAGTAAACTTACAATCTTTGGTACTCATATTACCAAATGATATTTCTCCTTGTACAGTTAAATTACCACCATCTGATAGTTCAAATCTATTATTAGCATCATAATTAATTTTAAACACATCGCCTGAAGAAGCATGAAACATTCTAAAAGCATTACCTGTATAATCTTTTGTATCATTACTTTCATGAAAATAAAGATTACCAGTATTAGCACTAGCCCCTTGTATGTGAATATTTCCATTACTATCTATTTTAAAGTTGCCAGAACCAAATGTAGCATTACCATCAGTTTCAATTCTTGCTGTACCACTACTCATATTTATTTCTGCTGCAGATAAAGTTCCAGCATTAATGTTATTAGCACTAATATTTGCAGATGTCAAAGAACTAGTAGCTATCCTTGCGGCTGCTATTGTACCTGCGTTTACTTGACTAGCATTAATTGTTATAGCATCAAGCGTAGGAACAGCATTTACTATATACCAACCATTACCAGATGTTACAATACTTTGTGTTCCTAATGTCCCTTTATATCGATACATTTTATTTTCATCGCCAGTATTAAACCACATATCACCTTCAGCTAATGCAGTAGGTACGCTATCTTGATAAAAAGTAAAGTTTTTACCTTGTGCTACAGTTAATGGATTACTTGCAAAAACTTGCCCACTACTACCTATTATGTCTGTTGCAGTTATTGCAGTATTTGCAACTTTAGTGCTTGTAGTTGTACCATCAGCAACAAGCTCTCCATCACTATTAATCTCTGTTTTATTAGGTTTTTGACCAGCAGAAAATGTTTTACCACTACCTACTAAATTTGCTTCTACAATATTATTATTACTAACTGTTGCACCTGTTACATTATCGTTAACAATATTTCCATCACTATCTATAGATGTATTATTAGGTTTACCATTTGTCCAAGGTACATTATCAAATAACTTTTGTTCACTACTTCTTGAATCATTACTTGCGGTTAATCCACCACCTTCAGATGCACTGCTAGTAGAATAATAACCCTTACCTGTTCTTACATCTTTATCAGATATTTCTAATTCTCTTCTAGCATTACCATCTTCTGTCATAGTTTCCATATAGTATTTATTATCTGTCTTGTCTTTAAAAACTCTAATATCACCTATACTATTATGTAAATCACCAGGTTGTCTTAACTCAGTTGTTTTTTTACTATTAACAGAATCTATTAAATGGTTTAAAATATCATATACATCTTCCCATGCTCTATGGTCATTTTGAACAGTTGGAGGTTTCTTTTTAGTAGATTCTTTTTGACCTATAAACGTCACAATGCACTCCTAGCTGCTTTTCTTGATGGTCTAAACACTACAGCTAAACTATCTACTTCTGTTTCAGCTACAGTACCACCTACCCTAGAACCTGCTGTATTATTATCACACAAGAACATTATTATATCTCTTGCTTCTTGTGTTTGTACAGCACCACCATTACTTGCTCTGAACTTTCCTTGCATATGTGTATATACTGTGTTACTATTTTGTGTTGTAGCAGATTCTGCAAAGTCTCCACTATGTGTACCATGAGTCCATCTAGTACCACCTACAACACTCCAATAAACAAGAGGTGTTTTACTACTACCACCACGCTTGTACAATACTTCCCAATTGTAGTATTTTACTGGTTGAGTATGTTGACCCATAGATAATTTTTTAGTCATATACTCCCATGATTTTCTAGTAGTACCACCAAATAGTTCGTAACAATTAGTAGCATCACTATAAAATATATTACCTTTGCTATCTTGAAATGTATTTCTAACATAACTAGATGTACTAGATGTAGTAACAGTTAACAAATCCCATCGTTTTCTTGGTAAATTATATGACCAAGCAAAAGCTCTACTAGGGTCAGATACAGATGCATGTGACCAGAATATTAGAAATGATGTTCTTTTACTATCAAATTCAACACATATTGCAGCTCTATTAGCACCAGCACTATCTGCTTTAGCATCCCAACTTAAATCTAATGTAGCAATTGTTGCACCATCTAGGGTTGTAGGTCTTTGTATGCTATCTCCATCTTTAATAGTTTCTGATATTGCTACAGGAGATACACCATTATGTAGATAAATATTAAACTCATCTGCAAAACACATACCATATTCAGACACTTTAAATGCTTGTGGACCTATACAGCCAACACCCTCATAGATATCTTCTATGTACATACCATCTAAATTAATTCTATAAGTATGGTTATCGTCCCATGCATATATTCTACCTTTAAACGCTGCAATAGCTGTAGGTATATTAGGTAGTTTTAAATAATCTGTTGTCCAATTAAACTGGTCAAACTTACCAGGCTTAGATTTCATAATGTATCTTTCAGCATCTGGTAAATCAGGATGAAAACATTTTGCTACTACATGATGTCCATTTAATTGTGTACTAAAAGCATAATTAACTATTGTAGAATCTATTACTTCAGACAATCCGTTGATAGCTTCATAACTTGCACCAGCTGGAGATGAGTCAGTATATTGTAAACTTCTATAAGCATTACTACTAGCACTCTCCCAAAAACTATCTGTTACACTAGACCATTCTACATTTAATCTAAATGATTTAACTAGCCTAAAAAAACCATCTGGTTTACCTGATGTAATATCTGCACTCTCACCCTTATATAAATTAATATGACTTATTCTTCTACTTAAAGTAGATACATCTCTTATATCCATCTTTACATCTAAATTAGATGTTGCTGACGGTATAATACTAACAGGTTCTGTTAATGGACTTTCTTGATATCCATCGTATACAAAACTTGTACAATAAAAATATTTTTTTGTAGAAAGGTAACTACCTCCTGTATTTGCAGTTGCAGTTAAGGTTATACCTGTTTTAGATTTTGCTATTGCTGTAGGTGTTGCAGGACTATTACCACTAATAGTATAGACAGATTTAATTATTCTACCTCCATCAAGACCATTAGCAACATAAATATCTTTTGTGCTACTACCTCCAGTAGCTATTTTATTTGTAAAAGTACCACGTTCTGTTTTACCATGACTTCTAGTACTAGTTAACATTTGTTTTTGTACAAAACCTCTATTAACTGATGTATTACTAGTACCATGATTAACAAGACCCATTTCAACTACATCTGGATATGTAGCATAGTTTGTTACATTTGTTGTACCATCATAATAACCTAAAAATAATACATCTAAACCATCTCCTGATGCAGCTCCAGTATGATAAGCAGTATCATGCACTGCACTAGAATCTGCGTTCATAAAACTTACTGCACCAAAAGTATTACAAATACCTGTTGCATTTGTACCAGCCGCACCTTGACCTCCAAATAAAAAAGCAAATAATTTTAATCCTAAAGATTTAGTAGTACCTCCTACAACTGTAGTACCATCTGTGTCAAAAAAGTTTTCATTTTGTGCATAACTATTACTACCATTTCCTGTTTGAGCACTACCAGCTCCACTTCCATTGTAGTTATTGTTATTAATAAAAGTTAAATTACTTGTTGTATTTCTTACAATTAATCCTACTTGTTTAGTACTTGTTGCATCTGAGTCTGTAAAAAATAACGCATTCTTAAATGTTTGTAATGTTGGAGTCATTAAATCTCCAGTAGAATAATTTACCCATTTACCTACATCTGATGCTCCTGCACCACTAACTGCATGACCTACCCAAGTAGGAGTTCTTTCTGTTAATGTAATATTTGTAGTTGTAGTAGGTTTTGTTACAGAATATAAATATTTACAATTACCACTATCAGCAGTTTTATTAATTGAAGTAGGATAAAATACTGAAAAATAAATTAAATTAGCTGTACTATCATCTTTATAATCAGATATAATATCACTAATGTTACCTAAATCAGTAGAGCTAGCACCAAGTATATTACTTAAAGAATCAACAACAGGATTAGTTTGTTTAACAGGTAAATCTGTTACACCGCTTGTTGTGTTATCAACAACATATAAGGTACCTTCACTACCTTGTCCACCATCATATACCAATATATCACTAGTAGATGTAGTATCTCCTTTAGACAAACATAACCCTTGTGTACTTTTAAAGGTTTGTGCAGACTTAGTAATTGTCCCATCACTAATTAATATTTGATATAAATGTTCTCCTTGATATTTTATACCAAATAAACATTCTGCTCCTGCAGAATTGTTAGCATGTACAACCTTATAAAAATCAGGAAATGATTCACCTGACTTTAACTCAGCATCTGCTAATACAGGTTCATCTGGAGCACTTCCACCAAATTGATTAAAGTCAATCCAACCACACCATTTAGGTTTATCAGTAGCACCTGAACCCATACCAATATGTACTTCTCTATTATTAGTTTCCATACATACTTCATCAGAACTACTAACTTGGCTTCCACCACTAACACTATCTTCAAATGTACTAATAGTTGCAGGAGTTCCTTCAAAGTCCTTAATCATACTAATAGTATTATTTGTATTATAATATACTACATCATTTGTAGTAGAGTTACGTTTTATAGTTGCACTTTCATATGCAGCCATTGCAGTACTACTATCTGAGTTATTTGTAACCTTAGCAACATCAGCAGGTACTCCTCTTAATAATCCATCTTCTACAACACTATCTAAATTTAAAGAATAAGATGCTGCTTCCTCTGGATAATCCCTAATATCAGGAGTAGTAAGAGTACCTACATTAAAGTTGTTTAGCTCTTGAACTAATTTTGGCATTATCTACATTCTCACCGAACCATCACTAACACCATAGTTTGGTCCTTGCATAAAAGAAGATTTTTGTAGTAAACCACCTTCTTCTTCATTTTGTTCTAAACCACTACCTTGTGCTATTCTAAGAGCTTTTGTAGTAAGTTCACCCATAACACCATCTTCTTCTAAGTTAAAACCACCTATTTTATTTAACTTTTTTTGTAAAGCTAAAACCATACTTGGGTCACTTGGGTCTATATTCTTTGACATGTAATTAAGATTTTGCATATTAAAGAAACGATTTTTATCATCATCTCCTATAACGTTACCTTGCTCATCAACATTAGTTATTCGACCTGCTCCTGACATATCTACATCACCTGTATTTGCCATGTAATCTGTAACATTTTGTTGAACAGATGATTTTGTTATTTTTTCTCTTTCAGGTTCAACAACTGAATCATCTACTTTAGATGCATTTTTTTGTAACATTCCTTCTAGCCTATCTCTAAAACCACCTTTTTTTCTTTTGAATCCAAATCTGTCTTCACCGCCTAGAGGTGCTCTTTGGAAACCGTAACTTTTTCCTGGCATTGCCATTTTATTTACTCCTTATTAATTGACCCCATAATGAGGTTCTACCGTCTATTATTTGAACTATATGTACAGTAAAGTAACCATTATCAAAGTAATCTACAACTGCAAACGCATGGCTCCAGTTATGTCTTCTATTTAATAAAAAGCTGTTTGACTGTGCATCCATCTTTTTAAGACACCCAATAGACCAAGCTGATTTAACTCCATCTAAATGAGTGACACTTGTT